CTACGCGATCACTCGCAAGGCCATCGACGACAACCTCTACAAGAGCCAGTTCGCCCCGTCGAACCTCGGCCTGACGCAGTCCTTTGCGCAGACCAAGGAAATCTACGGCGCGAACGTGCTGAACACCGCGACGACCTATAACGGGTCCATCGGCGGCGACGGCAAGGCCCTCGTGGCGTCTGACCACCCCATCGACGGTGGCACGATCTCGAACTACACCACCAACGACCTGAACGAGAGCACGTTGCTTGCTGGCATGATCGCCATCAGGACCAACTTCCGCGATCAGGCCGGTCTGAAGGTGTTTGCTCGCGGTCGTCGTCTGGTTATCCCGCCCGCTCTTGAGCCGGTGGCGATTCGCCTGACGAAGACTGAGCTGCGCCCCGGCACCGCCGACAATGACGTGAACGCTATCGCTTCCACGGCAGGCGGCCTCCCCGAGGGCTACATGGTCAATGACTACCTGACCTCGGCCCGCGCTTGGTTCCTGCTCACGAACATTGATGGGCTCTCCTATATGGAGCGCATTAAGTTCGAAACAGACATGCAAGTTGACTTCACTACAGATAATTTGCTTGTCAAAGGGTACGAACGCTACAGTTTCGGTTACTATAACTTCCGTGCAATCTTTGGGGCTTTCCCCACCTAAAAGCATTGGGGCGGGGCTTCGGTCCCGCCCTTCTTTCTAGGCAACCCGATCACGCAGACCGGCCTAGCGGACGCTGCACAGACTTCGTGATCTCATCGTGCAGGAGGACCCCATGGGTACTACTACATTCACCGGCCCCATCAGGGCTGGCGACGTTCTGAACACGACCGGCACGACCGCCGGTACGGTTAAGAATGTTGGTTTCGTTATAATGGCGCAGGTTGCGCCCATCACGCAGGCTGGTACTGCAACGGCAGTCTCCACAGGAATTGTTATCCCGGCCTACAGCCAAATTGTTCAGATTCAAACGCTGAACACGGTTGGTTTTAGTGGCGCGTCGTCCAACATCAGCCTTGGCACGAACGCGACTGCAACCGATCTTGTTGCGGCCACTTCGGTTGCCAACATCGGCATTACTGGGTTGACGCCGGGAACGGATGCTACTCGCTCCGCGCTTTGGTCTAATGTCGGCGCGTCCGACGTGATCATCTACGCCCTGTCCACCAACACTGGTGCTGGCGTTGGCGACCTCGTCGTCCGCTACATCCAAGCTGAAAACGCCTAAGCCATAGGAGGCTCACATGAAGGGTAAGTCTGGAACTCGCGAAGCCAAGTCTCACACCGCCTACTCCGGCGGCAATAGCAGCGTGGCCTCTGAAATGATGAAGCCCACCGGCGGATTTAAAAAGGGCGGCAAGGTCGGCATGATGCACGGAGGCATGAAGTCTGGCGGTATGAAAACCGGAGGCATGAAGGCCGAGGGCGTCATGTCCGAGGCTCACGCCGGTCGCAAGCCCCGCAAGAGCGGCGGCAGCGTCATGTCTTCTGCCTCGGGCGGTACGCCCCGTGGCAAGGGTGCGAACTACTAAGTCGTCCTCCCTCGGCTTGGTGGTTTACGGCGGGGGCATTCGTGCCCCCGCATTCGCATGGAGACTACTATGACTGCTGCTTGGACCCGCAAAGAAGGCAAGAACCCCGAGGGCGGCCTGAACGCCAAGGGCCGCGCATCGCTGAAGGCCGAGGGGCATGACATTAAGCGCCCGCAGCCCGAGGGCGGCGCACGACGTGATAATTTTCGCGCCCGTATGTGCGGGATGAAAGAGAAGCTGACATCTGCTAAAACTGCTCACGATCCAAATAGCCGGATTAATCTGGCTTTAAAAAAATGGAATGTGAAATGTTGAGATGCACCCGCTGCAAACACGAGAAGCCCGAAACTGCTGAATTTTTTCCGTTGCACAACAAGAAGCGGAATGGATTGGATAGTTGGTGCCGTGATTGCCGCAATGAATATCGCAAGGATCTTAGGGTTCCGCCGGGGTTGCCAAAGTCAGAATATCCGCGCGCTTTTGAAGCAAGAGCCGTAGGTGAATGTGTGATTTGCGGTTTTGTTGGCGACATTGTCATCGACCACGATCACAAGACAGGACTTGTTCGCGGGCCTCTTTGCCAACATTGCAACTTTGGGCTTGGCCATTTTAGAGATGACCCTGAATTGTTGGAATTGGCTGCAATGTATCTTCGTGGACAATGCGCCTGCGGGAAGTGTGAAACCAAGTGGGGTGGCCGTCCTTCTCTTGTATGTCAAGAGGTGGTACAATGACCGGCACAAAACGCAAGTGGGACTGTTAATATGCCTGCTAAGCCTCAAAATTCCGGTCTCTGGGGGCGCGCCAAGGCGGCGGCCAGAACCAAATTTGATGTTTATCCGTCAGCCTATGCCAACGCCTTTGCCTCTAAATGGTACAAGTCCCATGGCGGCAAGTGGTCCGGTGACGATAACCGGGTTAACAAGGCCGAGGGCGGCGGCTTGGGCAAGTGGTTCGCTGAAGATTGGCGGGATGTAAAGACTGGCAAGGAATGTGGTAGGATAGAGGGAGAAAAGGGCAAGCGCCCGTATCCCGCGTGTCGTCCCGCTGCGGCTGCCGCGTCAATGACTAAAGGTCAGAAAGCGTCAATGGCGCAGAAGAAAATTGGCTCTGCTAGAAAATCATGGCCCGTTTCGCCGTCTGGCGCAAAGAAGGAAAGTTAAAATGCAACTTGGTAGCATCAGCGCGACCGCCACAGGTTCGCAAATCCGCAGCGGCGCCCGCGTCGTCGATGACTTCCAGACGCCGTTCAACATTGGCGTCGGCGCCAAGGTGACTTCGGGCACTCCAACTTTCAACATTGAGTATTCGCTTGATGACCCCAACGCCGCCGGGTACACCGTCGCCGGGGCCACATGGTACGTTGCCACGGGCTTTAGCGCCCTGACGGCTTCGACGGGCGGCGCTATTATAATTCCCTGCCGCGCCATCTGCATTAACATCACCAGCGGCACCGGCGCGGTCACGGCAAGCATCGTTCAGGCTGGCCCGGTCTAAGGAGCCACCATGGCGACGAGCGACACCTACACGTTCAATCCGGGCCTTGGTGAGCTTACGCTTTATGCGTACAACCTCGTCGGCATCAGGAACACCGCCGTGCTTCAGGAGCACATGGAGGCCGCCCGCATGGCGTCCAACATGCTCTGCGCCCGCTGGTCGAACATGGGCGTCAATTTGTGGGCCGTTGACCTCGTCACGACGCCCCTCGTCACCGATCAGGCCACCTACGCCGTCGATGGAAACACGGTCGCGATCTTGGACGCCTACGTCCAGAACGACGACTCCGGCGCCAACATCGACCGCATCATCCTGCCGGTGAGCCGCACGGAATACGCCAGCTACCCCAACAAGGAGCAGCAGGGCTTCCCGACTGTCTTCTGGTTTGACCGCCTGATTAGCTCGTCCCGCTCGACCGGGTCCGCCGGGCCGTCCGTGACGCTGTGGCCGGTGCCAAACACCGACAACGGCCCCCAGAGCCTGAAATACTACCGGGTTCGGCAGGTGCAGGACTCGGCGCTCCAAAACGGGCAGACGGTCGAAATCCCCTACCTGTGGCTTGAGGCGTTCGCGTATGGCCTTGCCCTGCGCCTTGCGCAGATCTGGAACCCGGCGGCTGTGGCGATGATCAAGCCCATGGCGGACGAGTCCTACCAGATCGCGGCTGATCAGAATGTTGAGACCGCCCAGCAGTACATTTCCCCCATGATCTCTGGCTACTTTAGGTAAGGGGGCGTGAATGGGCTACGCATCAAGATCGGGCCGGGCCAGAACTAGCTCCACCAACCCGCAGGCCCATGCGATCTGCGACCGCTGCGCCTTTCGGTACAATCACGTTGACCTGAAGTGGCAGTACGACTGGGCTGGCGCGTCCCTGATCAACAAGCGCATTCTGGTCTGCTCCACCTGCTATGACGAGCCGCAGCAGCAGCTCCGCGCCATCATCATCCCGGCTGATCCCGTGCCGATCATCAATCCCCGCGTCGAGCCCTACGCTTGGGACGAGATCGACCGGCGTCAGGTGTCCGGCAACAATACCACCAACCCGCAGACGGGCATTCCCGTCCAGCGCGGCGACACTCGCGTCACCACCATCGACACCGACGTGCCGGACCAGACCCGCGTCACGCAGCAGACTGGCGAGGCGCCCTACGGCACGAACCAGTTGCCGGGCACGGACCCGAACGCGGTCACCTACCGCACGGTGACGGGCGCCGCCAACAACGGCATTGGCCTCATTCGCCTGACAATTGCGACAACCAATGGCATGATCACGGGGCAGAACGTGACCGTTCAGGACGTGAGCGGCGTGTCTTCTGCCAATGGAAATTGGCGCATAACGGTGATGAACACGACGCAGATCGACCTTCAGGGGTCGGCGTTTTCGGGCGCCTACACTTCTGGCGGCTACGTCATCAACAACCCCAGCCTGCCATACGGCTTCACTGAAGTGCCCAAGACAGGACCGCTCTGATGCCTCGTTACGCAAGTAATATTCAGATTCCCAATCTCACCCCCGCCATATCCTTGTCGGGGGCGGAGCTGGTCGAGATCGTTCAGGCTGGCGCCACTGCCCGCTGCACGACTCAGCAGATCGCCAACTTGGCGCAGTTGACCGTGGCGCAGAACGTCACGACGACGCAGAAGAACGCCCTGTCGGCGGTGTCTGGGCAGCTTGCCTTTGACACGACATTAGGCAAACTTTGCGTCTACACTGGGTCTGCTTGGCAAACCATCACGTCCGTTTAATTTCACCAGCGAGGGGGTCGCTATGGAGAAGAAGTTGAGGATATGCGTCTACGCCATCAGTAAGAACGAGGCGCACTTTGCGCAGCGTTTTTGCGAGTCGGCGCAGGACGCAGACCTTATCATGATCGCCGACACGGGGTCAGAAGACGGTTTGCCCGAAAAGGCGGAGTTATATGGCGCAGTTGTTCACCACATTTGCATCACTCCTTGGCGGTTTGATCATGCTCGCAACGCT